GCGTCCATTCGGATCAACTGAGCTTCCCATTGGCGGCCTCGATTCCGATGTGAGGGGTCGCGGACCAAGTCAATTACGGCAATGCTCGCCCCCCACATTGAGGTATCGCGGCGGCTCATCCAGCCGGGGTTGAGAGGTCCACAGGTTCCCGCGTTCATGTACCAGTATGGGAGGGGAATGGAGCGGGTACGGAGGCACTGCGTGGGGGGAACCGGACGGTGGGTATGGCCGCGCACGAACAGGCGGTGTGCGTCGCCACCGGTTAGGTTCATGAACTGGAGGCACTCGAGTTCGTCGGAGTTCTGGCCTACGTCGAAGCCGTGGGTTAAGACGACGGGGCCGATCTCGAGGCAGCCGCGCTTGTCCTTGCGGTATGGGGTCCAGTGCCAGTTCTTGGCTTCGGACGCAAAGGGCTCCGTGCGCATGAAGTCGGCTACGTCACGTAGGGCCTTGGGAATGCGGCGGGGGTCCTGGGAACGGAGGTTGTCATCGTGGTTTCCCATGATGGCGTGGAAATGTGTACTTGTAGGAAGGACAGATCGGATGGAGGCGAGGAACGCGGCGGCGTGTCGGTACTCGTCAAGGAGGGTGTGATCGTGCTCGTCGGGGTGGACGGAGGCGGCGGAGGCCTCGAAGATGTCGCCCAGGTGCACAAAGTGAGAAACCCCATCCAGAGCGGACAGGGTTTCGAGCAGCCAGTGATGGACGTTTGGGGGAGTAAAGGGGGCGTGGGTACAGCTGATTGCTGCAATGCGGGTAGGCATGACGTCTCCTGTACGGTGAGCGGCGTGTCCCTGGGGGGTGGACCGAAGTCCACCCCCCGTGAGACGCCAAGGGCACCGCAGCCCTTAACAGGAGCCTATTACGTAGCCGAGAAGACGCGGTCGGTCGTAACGCCACTGAGTCGCATACCAGCAGCCTGGTCAGGCACGAGCTGCATACGCAGCATGCCCGGCATCTGCATGGCTTCCGTCATCAGACCACCACTCAGGATGGGGAACTTGGTGGTAGCCGTGCCGGTGAGGGCCGGGACCACAAAGTTGAACGGAACGAAGCTGTCGGCTTCGCTGAACTTCTGCACGCCCTTCGGATCCGGCGGCACGTAGCGCTTCCAGTTGGAACCGCCCTTCTTGATGCCGTACACCACGCCGTCCTCGATGTAAGTCGAGGTGTAGCCGTTGTAGATGCGGCCTTCGAAGGTGAACTTGAAGCCTTCGTCCGAACCCTGCGAGTTGAGGTTGGACAGCTTGCCCTGACGCTCCAGGGTGTACTGACCAATCTTCTGGGCCTCGTAGCTCAGCCACACGCCATCGCTGGCGATGAGGCAGTCGATCGTCTGGCCGTACTTGTTCTTTGCAGCATGGAAGCGACGGATGTACTGACGGAGCTTGTGCTCAGTCAGGGTACCGACGCTGCTCACACCGAAAGACTTGAACTCAGGATGCACGGTCACGTCGATCTCGTTGCCCGTGTCTCGCTCAGCGCCCAGCAGGTAGTTGTCGTTTGAACCACCTCCAAACTTCAGCCAGCTGTTGATGCCAGCGATGCCGGTAAAGGCCTGAGCGCCCTGCAGCTTGCTGTTGGCGTAGCACAGCCAGTACGTCTGGGCCGAGCCGTCCACAGTCACTGCAGTGCCCTTGCTCACGATGCTGATGGTCACAGCGGCCTTCAGCTCGTCAACGGCAGACACGAAGCAGTTCAGACGAGTCGACACAGTGGGGGTACCAGCATGTAGTTCGTCGTTACGACGATCCGTGTTAGCAGTGCCGGGAGCGCCGCTGCTGTCCTTGATCACGTCCAGACGCTGACCGACGTAGAAACGGTCGATAGCGTAATTAAGGGGCGTGAAGGTGACAGAAGCAACCGCACCCGAAGTGGTGGTGATGGCCGGGAAGATAAAGGACGCCGAGGACAGCGCGTAGCCCGTGTTCTGACTGGTGTACCAGTAGTTGCACAGGGTGTGCGACAGGTTCTGGGCAAAGCCCTTCAGCTTCGGAGCGATCACGTCGCCGATGAAAGCCGGGGTGGCTTCCGCCTGCATCTCGCCCATGGTGACCGCCAGGTTGGTCAGCATGGAGCGCATGCCGATACCGAGGCGGTAGGTGTTGATGGCCGGACCCTGCAGAGCATCGGGCCAGGTCTGCGTTGCACTCTGGGTGTACAGCTTCGAGCCGACAGCCGAGGTTGCATCGCCGTACAGGGCAAAGTCGCCTGCCTGTGCGCCCTGGTCGATCACGCCGGTCAGACCGCCGCGATACAGCTTCAGGATCTTCATGTCACGACCAATCGCCGAAGCGGGGCCCACGCCCTGCGAGGTCACGACGGTGTCGCGCCAAGCGGGATCGAGGGTCGGCAGCAGCGTGTCGACGTTCTTATTGATCAGCTCTTCGAGCTGCTTACTGTGCCGATCGAACAGACTGTTCGTCGGAGCAAATTGACTAGGCATGTTTCAGTTTCCTTGTAAACGGGGTTTAAGAATCAGACGCGACCGTCAGTTCCCGTATCGAGATCAGCGGCCAAACGGCTCAGTGCGTCTGTGTTGTACGCATTCAGAGCAGTTTCAATGTCGCCGGTACTCATACCCGGCTTCCACGTTGGAGCCGAGACGGGCTTACGGTTAGCAAACGCACTCGCACTGCTGTCTGTTTCCGGGGCCCGTCCCAAACGGTTAGGGTCGCCGATTACCGAGCGGTACTTCGCAAGGACTTGGTCAGTCGCCCTTGCTGCCTCTTCAGTGACCCACGCTTCTTCGAAAGTCCCTGCAGCCGCGCGGCGCGCCTTGAGATTGTCCATCGCCTGCTGGCGGATGTCACGCTCAAAAGCACTACGAGCATTTGCAACGGCTTCCTTTCCGTTGATCTCCTCGAGCTTGCTCAACATCGTACGAGCGTCCTTGTTCAAATCAAGGCCCACGACGATCTGCGAATTCATGCGACCGTTCAGCTGCTCAGCACGCATGCGATCAAGCTGCTCACGGGCAGACTGCGCTTCGCGCTGTGCCTGCATGATGGCGTTGGCCACCTGCTCCGCGCTGCCGTCATCATCATCACCTTCTGGGGTCGTATCCACATTGTCGTTCACGTTCGTTGCTCCTTGCTGTGACTGCATCCAGTCATTGACGTAGTTGTCCACTTCTTCACCCTGGTATCCCATGTCAACCAGCAGCTGACGGGCAGCCTGCTCCTTGACAGAAGGATCCACATCAGGACGCATCACCTTGGAGGTGGCGTCGCGGAACGAAACAAGCTTGCTGTAGTCCTGACGCAGGTACTCCAGGTTCTCTCGGGCATCCACCAACTCCTTGATGGAAACGTCTTGTCCCCCCACGCGAACGGTGGAGTCGAGGTCAAGAGCGGGCTTGGCGGTTTCAGTAACGGGCGCGGTATCTGCGGTGTTTGGGGTCTCATCAGCCATTCGGCATCATTCCTTGCATGGGCATTTGTGGGGGTGCCTGTTGTGGCTGCATGCCCATAGCGGCAGCTTCATCAGGTGTCGGGATCTGCTGCGGCAGGGTCTGGCCCATGAACTGCAGCATCGTGTCTCGGAACTTGCGGAACTCGTCCTGCACTTCTGGGCTAGCCGCCGCAAGGATGGGGCTGGTCATGAAGCCGCTGAGGACGCGCATCTGAATGTCCGGTCGGGTCATGTGCTGGGTAAGCACGATCTGGCCGGGGTCCTCGCCGTTGCCGTAGAGGAGGAGGATGTTCTGCACGACTGACTCGTACGCACCCTTCTCCTCGTCCATCCACATAGCGAAGTCCAGACCCTCCTTGAGGGCAAAGATCTTCAAGCCGGTGGGGTCGGTGAGGCCGGTCTTGAGGAGAGCCATTGCTTCCTCCTTGCGTGCCACGTCGCTACGGGGGTTGACCTGCTTCACGCCGAAGGTGAGGTAGCCCACCTGCGGCAGTGGGTTCTGGTCAAAGGACACCGTCGACTTGTCGATGTCCAGCACTGCACCCGCGAGGTCCAGGGTGACGTAGTTGACGGGCACCGTGCGGGGGAACTTGACGATCTCGGCCACGGCCTGAGCAGTGAGCGAGCGGTACATGTTGCCGAAGGCGCGCTGAATACCCATTGCTGGGTTGGTCATTGCCTTGGTGATCTGCTCGTCAAGGAACTGCAGGCCGGGGGCACTGTCGACGCGGCCCTTCTCCTGGAGGAGATCCTGGACGGGGCTGATCTGCTGCATCACTTCGCGGGCAAACTGGGCCACCTTACCGGGGGCATCGCCTGCGTTCCACGGCTGGATCGGGAACGGCTTGAAGTTCTCGTTCAGCGGATCGGGGGTGTAGGTCATCACGCGGAGACCACGGCCCACATCCTTGAGCAGAGTGCGCTCGTTCATTGAGCCCTGCGGCAGCACGAGCACGCCGTAGCGATCGGTATCGCGGATGTTATTGAAGAGGCTCTTCATCATGTGCTCGGCCTGTCGGCAGATGCCGAACAGCAGGTCGAACATGCCGGCTCCATAGAAGGTGCCGGTATCCATGAAGCGGGCCCAGCCGAGTGGGCAGTACATCGCCGCGTCTTCGTAGGACTCGTCGACGAGGATCTCGTTACCGCTAGAGACAACGTACCGGACGCAGGTATCGCGGGGTCCGTTGATCCACAGCTCGCGGATGCGGGCCACTTCGTTTACCACGTCGGTGCCTTCCGAAGCGCCGGTTGTAATGCCACTGTTGTTGAAGGGGTTGCGCATGTACGAGCCGGGCTCGTCAAGGCCAAGGTCGGTGGTCACGTCGCCGTGGTCAACCTTCCACCACTCCATCTGGTTCTTCTTCTTCTCGGAGATCTTGCCGAACTTCGAGGCAAGCAAGTCGATGGGCACCACGCGCTGGCGGATGATGCCGCTCTGCTTGGTGTGATCCTGGTGCAGAGCGGGGAATGGGAACACCTCACGGGGGTGCACCACTTCAAGATCGGCAGTAAGGCCGACGGTGGGGACATCGGTGAGGTGCCCCATGATTCCGCAGCAACCGAGGGTTGCAAAGATGTGGGCAAAGTCGGAGGTGACCTGCGACAGCTGGTGATCAGAGACCAGCGAGTCGGCAATGATCTGGGCGCTGGAACGCTCGCGGATCATGCGCAGACTGGTGCCCTGGCGCATGATCTTGGGGCGAAGGTCCATGGTAGCAATGCGCGCCACCGTGCGATCAATCATGGAGAGGAGGTCCTGCGACTGGAACTCCATGTTGCCTTCGCGGTCCAGATAGTGGGGGGAGAGGCGGCCAGTGAGCGGGTCAAAGATGTCGAAGCGTCGAGCTCCGTTCAGGTAGTGCCACGCCAGCAGCCACATGGAGCGGCGATAGTTGTAGCGCACGCGCTCACGGTCCACGTGCATGCGCATGAACTTGGCAATATCGGCGGGCTTACTTGGAAGACTTAGCGGGCTTCGGGTGTTCACTGGGTTTCCTCTGGGCTGCGCCCTGTGGCTTCCAAGTTGCGGGGATGTCATCGTCAACCATCGTGAAGTTGCCCGTAAACTTGGGGTCCGGGGTCTCCGATGCGATAGGGCGCGTCACGGGAAAGTCACCATTCACCCGTCCGTAGTACACACGAGCCATTGCCTCATACAAAAAGTATGGGATCGTTACGTACTGGGAATCAGACTCTGGTTTCGCCGTCATTCGTGGGCTCCTCTGGCCTTAGGATATCAAGCACATCTTCACTTGGAAGCTTGTTCCAGTCAACCATGGACAGCAGGGACACCCCGTTGTCATGGCGCTCTCCGTCCTTCAGTCGCTCGAGGGGGGACCTCAAGGATTCGACACCCAGTCCGCGCTTGGGCAATCGGAACTTCAGGATCATGGAGGACATGGCTACCGCGTCGATGTGGTCGTCGTGCGCAAGGCCGCCGTCGCGCGCCTCGGGGTTAAACTGCTCCAACTGGTCAAACAGGTCCCGCCACGGCTTGTCCATGCGCTTCCACATTGGGAGCTTCAGGAGTCCGTGCTCGAAGCGGAACAGGAGGCCGGAGATCTTGGCTTCCTTCTGAACCATGCCCACCTTGAGGGGCATGATTCGCGGCATGTGCTTGGTGCCGGTGATCTCGGTAGCCCGCTGGCGAACCAAGGTTTCCAGTTGCTGGTAAAGGTTGACCGACTCGCGGACCACTTCGGGGTGGATAGACGGGACCTTCCACTTGTCGGCAAGGCGGAAGACGTTTCGGATCAGCTGGTCCTCGGGGACCTGGCCTGCCCACATATCTAGAACAAAAAGGCAGTTGTCACTATTAACTGCCATGACAACTGCTACCTTATAATCCGAGTCAGGACCATGAGTATACGACGTATCGACAGCCATGAAGGTGAGGGAGTTCAAGAGGAAGTCCTTGATGGGCATAACCTTGACTCCGGTTTTCTCCCCCCACGCGATCTTAGTATCGGAGGTCACCGGGTCAGTGTCGAAGGACGGATCCGGGTCCTCAATCCACCACCCGTGGTTCTCACGGATGAGGGGCGGGAAGAAGTTCTCACCGCTCTCACCGGGTCGACCGCGATACTCAGCCAGATAGACAGCATTACCGATTCGTTCTTTGATTTCCTCAAGGGAAATGCGGTTCGCAAGATCTGGTCGCGCAAGTTTGTCTGCACGGTTGAGGGGCCACATCTCGGGCCA